AAGGCCGCGCATGTAACTTTCCATCAACACTAAAGTAAAGGAGCTAAGTAAAAATGGGCCTAACAAATGCAGCATGTGCCTTTCATGCAACTAATATGCCGGCCCCATGGACAAAAGAAGTCACCCCCATAACACCCTGGACAGAAAGTCCAGATATAAGCACAGAATGGACCAAAAAGACAATACCATCAACAACATGGACAAAAGTATCAGGGCCAAGTAATAACAACTGGAGTTAACTTATACAGGTTAATGTTCGATTATCGAACAGCAGGATATAACATGACACCAAATATACCACGGAACACTACGGATTTCATAAATCAAAGATTCTGTGATCAGCGCCATATAGACCTGGAAAGGGATATTAACAACAGATTCAAGTCCCTTGAGAAGGACATAAATCAAACAAACGATGCGATGTGCCAAATAAGGAAGATGTTCTATTCCCTCTGTGTTAGCATAATCCTCGAATTACTTGGCATCATAGGAATCCTACTAAAAGTATCCGATAAATAGGAACAATATAATGCTAAGCCGCGAAGGCATAATCATAGAAAACTTCTTCATGATTCCAGATAAGGCTGGAAATGACGTACCCTTTGTGCTTAATCCAGCACAGAGAAGATACGATCAAGAAAAGACTAACTATGACCTAATTCCTAAAGCACGCCAAGAGGGCATATCAAGCTATAAACTCGCGGAGCTTACAGTTAAGTGCCTATATAAAAGAAACACAAGAGCTGTCGTTATCAGCCATGATCAGGAATCCACAGAGAGGCTCTTCAAGAGAGTCCACTATTTCATAGATAACTTCAGAGGTCCCGCAAAGCCGAAGAAGTTAGGCCAAGGCTCTAAGAGGGAGATAGTATTTCCTAAGACAAATTCCACGTTCTATATTGGCACAGCGGGAAGTAGGAAATTTGGCCGAGGTGATACAATAACGGATCTTCATTGTTGTATACATCCCGACACAGAGGTATTATGGAATCATGGATTTCCAGTGCCAATAAGTTTAGCTGGTTATCATACCGCCAATTTTGATGGTAATATGGTTTCTATAAAATGTTGGCTAAACAAAGATACAATCTGCGTAACTCCAGAACATAAGGTAATGACTCAACGAGGAATGATCCCAGCATCAGAAGTATGTTGTACTGACTATATAGCCTTCGAGGTTAGGAATATAACGGATACCTATCGTTATGTAACTGTACCCGTTAGATACAGAAACAGAACGGATGTTATGTATATTCCTGCCGATGAGGACTTCGGCTTTATCATTGGATTATACGCCGCCGAAGGCTCGGTTAATAAAAACAGGATAATGTTCACCCTACATGAAGAGGAATCACTCCTAATTGATAAGATATTTAGGTTCTTCAATAAGTATTCGCTTAAAACAATAGGAAGGGCAGATAGGAAAGAGGCTCATCCTATGGGCGAGCCTGTAATACGAACCCGGGATAGTAAGGCCATCTCCGTAGAAATAAACTCAAGAACCTGGGCAGATTTCTTCCGCAATAATTTTTATTACAATCCGGAGGGAGAGTTCAACTGCTATTTTAAGGTAATTCCTGATAAAGTATTCGAATGTGGTAGGGACTTCTGTAGGGGAATAGTGTATGGCTATATAGCTGGCGATGGTCATATAGATATAAAGGGAAGAGTCATCCGCGTATCAAGTTATCGGCCATCCTTAATATACCAGCTACGTGATTTAGCGGCATCCCTAGGATACGGATTCGGTTCCATATCTTTTAATAATAACGAGTGGCAGGGTACTTATGTATATTCCGCAACCGGTTATACATATACCAAGTTAAGTCCGTTCGGCTGCGAAGTCTTAGACCGTACTGAACGGGCGACAAAATGGTATCAACACGAGAATTATATATTCTGCAAAGTCGCCGATATAAAATCTGTACCATATAAAGGAAAAGTATATGATTTAATAAATCAGCCTGATCACCTTGTTCGGTTATGTGGTGGCCTGGTATCAAATTCAGAGGCGGCTTTCTGGGAAGACCCAAAGACCCTCTTCTCCGGCTTATCAGACGCCGTTCCGATTAACACAGGCACGATAACCCTTGAAAGCACGGGGAATGGCCATAACTGGTATTATCAAAGAGTAAAGGACGCCCTTGATGGCAGAAGCCATTACAAGATACACTTCTTTAATTGGCAAGACTTCCCAGAATATGATCTTGAGGTAAGTGAGGAAGAAAAAGAGCATATCCTCGCCACCCTAGACCCTGAGTATGAAGAAGATAGATTATGGAACGAGGGTATCCTTACAATAGGCCAGCTAAAATTCAGACGCCTAAAGCTGGCCGAGAAAGACTGGGACCTTCAGCTCTTCAAGCAAGAGTATCCAATGTCCCTTGATGAGTGCTTTCAGTCTACATCTACTGGCCTATTTAGTAAGGTCCTCTATGATCCTAACTATAAATACTGGCAAGTTGTATATAAGACAGGCGTACAATCCCTGCACGCCGACGTGAATCATCCTATGCCAGGTTACCACTATGTACTTGGCCTTGACCCCTCCGAGGGCGTTGGAAATGACAATGCTGTGATTGAAGTAATATGCCTTGAAACAGGCAATCAAGTAGCCGAGTGGGTCTCTGGGCACCTTGAGCAGGATGTACAAGCCGAGAAACTCCTTGAGCTTGGCTATCTATATAATACGGGCTTCCTTGTCGTCGAAAGAAATAAGGGCATGGTTGCCTTGAAAGTAATAAGGGATAGTAATTATCCGTCACATCTAATTTACAGAGAGAAGCCATCACCAACAGAGCCTCTCATGAAGATGGGCTTCAATACGACGGCGAAGTCGAAGAGGCCCTTAATAATTGGCCTCTTAAGAATGTATCTCCGGGATAGCATGACTATATATAGCGAATCCCTAAAGTCAGAATTAGACACATTTAAGGAACATGAATCCGGCAAGTTAGAAGCAGAGCAGGGCGCTAAAGATGATAGGGTAATGGCCCTTGCCATGTGCGTAGCTGGCTTTCAGAAAGCCGCACTTTATATGGGCGACACGAGGCATGTTGACATGATCCCTGTAGAGATAGCCGACCCCTTCTGCTTAGAATCAATAATTAAGGAGCTATCAAGTAGGAGCAATAGCGGATTCCCTATAAGATCATATGCGAGGATAAACTAAGGAGGCGAAGATGCGTGTACTATTCATCTCTAAGGAATGTGAATCCATTGGCATAGCGCAACGTATTATTAAGGAAGGCCATCAAGTACGCTTCTGGTGTAAAGACCCAAGTTATAGATTAACAGGATATAACATAATTGATAAGGTCGAGGCATGGCGGCCGTCACTTCCCTGGGCTGACCTAATAGTAGTGGACACAGTAGGCTTCTCCTCATATAAGAAAGTCTTCGATGAATTTGGGAAGCCTGTCTTTGCCTGCTCTATAATGGCTGACCTCGCTGAGCTTGATAGGAGTAAGGGCCTTGAATTATTTCAGAAGGCCGGAATAAGAACACCAAAGAGCTGGTTCTTCCATAGTCCTGATGAATACAGACTTGATGAGGAGGCCCCAAAAGATAACGTAGTAGTTAAGCCCTGCGGAAATATGGACTGCCAATTCACCAGAATATGCAAGACGAAGGCTGACACGGATTATGCACTTCATTGCCTATATGAAGATACTCCCTTCCTCGTGCAAGAAATAGTAGAGGGAATTACAATAAGCACAGAGGGCTGGTTTAACGGCCGCCACTTCATTAAGCCATTCAACCATACAATAGAACAGAAACATTTCCTTGAAGATGACAAGGGCCCCGCCACTGGCTGTGAAGGAAACCTTGTATGGACATGTGATGAGGATGAGATAGTCCAGAATACAGTATTGAAACTGGAGGACTTCTTAAAAAGATCAGACTACGTGGGTCCCATCGACATAAATGCGATTGTTAATGAAGAGGGTGTATGGGCTCTTGAACCCACGTTTCGTTTGGGTTACGATGCAATAGAGGCCCTCTGTGAGGGTCTACGTGAGAACATGATAGACTTGCTCTTTGAAACAGCCGCCGGCACCAAGAAAGAAATGAATGTAACTAATGATTATCTTATAGCAGTCAGGGTTAGCGTGCCTCCGTACCCATACACAGACATTAAGGCAATCCCTCCGGGAAGGCCAATAGACGGCCTGATAGATGAAAATCTAAGGCATATATATCTAACAGACGTTTATCGTGATAGTAATGGCATATACAGATGTGCCGGCGCTGATGGCGTAGTCATGAAGGTTACAGCCCGCGGCCGTACTATTCGAGAGGCAAGAAGGCGTGTATATAGGACCATCAATAACATAAGCATACATGACATGCAATATAGGAAAGATATAGCTGAGCACGCCATGAATAGTATTGAGACGTTAGAAGGCATGGGCTATCTTACAGCCAGATGTTCGAACATCGAACGTTAGGATGTATGCTATACATAAGGGAGAAATAAATTGCCATTCCATAAGAACGTAACAGTTAGCTCCGTCCTGGATGACCTCAAAAGAGGCGAAGACTTCCGCAAGAAGTACGCTCATGAGGATTCCTGGGACATCTGGAGAGCCTACTACCGTGGAGAATGGGAAGATGGTATTCTCCCTGTTAATCTATTCTTCTCCATGGTTAGAACCGTAGTACCAAGAATTTATTTCAGAAACCCTGGCATCTCTATTACTCCGGCGCAGCCAGGCCAAGAGAATGCTATCTTTGCCCAGCTCCTTGAGAGAATAGATAATAAGTTAATAGAGATGATGGGCCTTAAAAATCAAATGAAGAAGTTAGTCCAAGACTGTTTCCTCTTTGGCACAGGTGTCCTTAAGGTGGGCTTCGGCGCGGAGTATACCCCTACGCCTCCTCTTGAAGAAATCTCCGGGGTAACAGCTCCCAAAGTCAGTAAGTCCAACGAACGCCTTGAATATAATAAGCTCGTTAGGGATAACATGCCATGGGCCATGAGAGTACATCCCGGAAACTTCATCGTCCCCGAGGGCTGCTCTTCCTTCGACGACGCTGAATGGTGTGCTCATAAGGTAACAAGGCCAGTCATGGATGTCCGCCGTGATCCGCGTCTTAAGAATAGGCATAAAGTGCAGCCATCAGAGCCAACAGGAAGTGCCCTCGGCATAGATAGGCAACTATACCGTGAAGACGTTGATCTTTATGAGGTAAAGGATAAGAAATTCGAAAGGGTTATGATCCTCGCCGAAGGCGTTGATGACTTCCTATTAAAAGAAGACGACTTCTTCCAGGAGATACACGGCTTTAACTACTTTCCCTTGTCATTTAACCAGGATGACGAAGTATTCTGGGGAATCCCGGATTCGCAGATATTAGAGCCAAGGCAACGTGAGCTTAATGAAATTAAAACACAAGCCATGAAGCATAGGAGATTATCCATTATCAAATGGCTTGCTAAGAAGGGCACTATTGCTCCTGAAGAAGTGGCTAAGCTGCTCTCTGAGGATGTCTCCTCTGTAGTCAATATAGACGGGGAGCCAACAACTGACCTAAGGGAAGTGCAAGCCTCCACCATTCCCGCCGATCTCCTCCGTGCTGAGGAGAGCACAATGATGGATGCCCGTGAAGAGCTTGGCTTCTCAAGGAATCAGTTTGGAGAGTATCACCCTAAAACAAATACGACCGCCACAGAGAGTCGAATTGTACAGAATGCCACCGACCTTAGAATTGATGAACGCCGTGATATGTTAGCAGACCTACTAAAGGATGCCTTCGACCTAATAAATAAGTTGATATTCCATCTATGGAATCAAGAAGTCGTTGTTGATGTCGTCGGTCCTGGGGGACTTCCCCTTTGGATAAACTTCGTCCCCTCTATGCTGGCCAGTGGCTCCTATAAGATCAACATAGACCCTGATACAAGTACCCCTTTAACAAGGGAGCTACGAGAAGCTAAGGCGATGGAAGTTTACCAGATATTTAAGGAGAATCCACTTATAGACCCCACAGAGTTAACACGCTACCTTTTAAGGGAAATGCACGGCGTTGAATATGATTCCCTTATGAGAGGCATGCCTCAAGGCGCCGGAGCAACGCAGCAGAGGCCGTTAAATGTCAGCCAATATACACAAGTATTAAATCAGGCGGGCCCTCTCGGCCTTCCTGTTCCAATGCAAGGAGCATTTTAATGATCCTCTATGACTTTAAGTGCGTCGCCTGCCATCATATCTTCGAGGACTTGCGGCCAATAGATGATAATAAAGAGTCAGTATGTCCTAAGTGTGGCAATAGGGCAGAAAGGCAATACTTCATAAGACACCGCTACAAAGACTTCGCCGAAGGCATATGGCATGACATAGGTCCTGAACCTATATACATAAGAAGCAGACGCCACCTAAAAGAAGAATGCAAGAAGCATAACTGTTATGCCATGCTAAATGACGGAATACGAGGTATCTAAAATGGACGAATTAAAAGAAGTATTGGAAACCATTTCTGATGACCCCCTTGAGGATCTCTCCGAGTATCCAGCGGCTCTTGTAGTCTATACTCCTGATGGTCCAAGGGTCTGGTTAAACGAATGGCAGAAACTAACACCGAGGCTGTTAGATCAATTCAAAGTGCATGCTCTTGCAAAGCGCGAGGCTTCAAGACGAAACCTTATTAGAACCGAGAAGGAGGTTTAGAGATGGCAGAGGAACGTGATACCAATGAGGAGCTGGACAACGAAGAGTCCGTGGAAGAAGAACCTCAAAAGAAGGAAGATCCTAACAAGTTAATCATCGAATCTCTTAATGAGCTAAAGAAGGCTGTAAGTGGCAATCAGGAAGCAGTCAAGCAGATCAATGAGCACCTTAGTACATTGAGAAAGCCTGCTGATGAGCCTTCAAAAGACAAGAAGGACGATGATGATCTTCCGAGTAACTTAGAGCTGCTGGACCGCAAAGACTTCATGAACATCATCGTCAAGAAGATGTCCAAGATTATAGAGGATCAGGTTAAGCCTGTCAGCGAGAAGACACGGAACATTGAAGAATCAACACAGTTGGAGCAGTTAAGGAAAGAAAGAGACGAGCTTCGAGGGAAGCATAAGGACTTCGACGACTGGAGTGAGGAGATGAAGGGATTGTTTAAGCAAAATCCCTATCTCACAATGAAACAGGCATATATACTCGCCAAGTCCTCTGACCCTAAGAAGGCCAAGAAACTTGAAAGTAAGTATGCCGAAGATGACGAGGATGATAACGCGAAGAGTAAGAAATTTGGCGGCCTAACTCCCGTAGACCGTGCCCGTAAGAAGACTAAGGGCAAGGAAGTAAAAGGAGAAGAAGCCACCGAATTAGCATGGCAAATTGTAATGGGTGATAGGGATGATTTCAAATGACATGATGCTGTGCGTAGCACAGCGGGGAGGATATTATGGCACTCACTTTAACAGAGCAGCTTGACAACCTGTATACTACAACCTGGGAGCTGAGAAAGGCCGAGGTTGCGGATAACGTATTCTCCGCGACTCCCTTCTGGTTCTGGCTTAAGAACAACGGCAAGCTTAAGACAGAACAGGGCGGGCGGTTCATCATGGAACCCCTCGAATACGCGCAGAATGAAACAGTCCAATGGATTGGCAAGGGCGGAACCGTAAGTCTTAATGACTACGAATTTCTGACCGAGTCCAGATGGGACTGGCGCTATCTGACCGCTTCCATGGTCCGCTTCGGTGTTGATGATCAGCAGAACCGCGGTAAGGCTGCCATTATGAAGCTCCTTACTCGCAAGATCGACAATACGCAGAACTCCCTCATTGACCGCCTCGAAGCGGATCTCTTTGGCGCACAGGCTGGGGACAGCATCGACGGACTTCAGAATCTCGTTCCTGATAATGGAACCGACCCAGTAGGCGGCGTAGATGGTACTACATATCCCTGGTGGGTTAATCACACATCGGATATGACCGGTAAGTCCTTCTCCGTCTACGGCCGCGATTACATGCGGACGATGCTCAATGATTGCTCCAATAATAGGACTATGGATAAGCCCGATATTATTGTGACCGGGCAAACTCCGTATGAATACTATGACAGGGAGACAGAAGAGTACCGTCGCATCGTCAACAAGACCCTCGGTGACGCAGGCTTTGAGAATATCCAATATAAGGGTACTCCCATGATCTGGTCGCCGCAATGCGCCAACACTCGTATGTACTTCCTTAATACGAAGTACCTGTACTTTACCTATGATCCTATGATGTACTTCGACATGACAGAGTGGAAGCCCATCCCGGATCAGGTCAATGACAGGGCGGCGCAAGTTATCCTGGCCTGCTGCTTCTCCGTAACTCGTAGACTCTGCCAGGGTGTCCTGTATGGCATTGACACAGAATAATTAGGGAGGTGATATCATGGCTGAAGGCATGAAGAGAGTATTTCAGACAAAGATCACAGATGTCAGCACTACGGATAAGGAGGGTGTCGGCACTGTCCGTAGGGAGGGCGACAATAAGTACCTTTATTGCAAGGGCCTGGCTGGCACAGCACAATATGACATCATGGTCATTAATGCCGATTATACTACAGCCGCGCCTGCGGCCGCTACCGCTAATACATACCGTGTAGGAGTAGCACAGGCTGCCATTGTAGCAGACCACTATGGCTGGTATCAAATCATGGGACATGGTACTATTGCAGGTGCCAGTGACCTTGCAGCTAATGCTCCCCTGTATTTGAATGCCTCAAAGCAGGCCACTGCAACTGCCGGCACCAATCCCCGACTGCATGGTATTGTAGTCACTAACGCCTCTACAAAAACGGCGTTCATCTTGAACCCGTACACAGCAGAAGACTTGGATACGACGGCGTAATGTGATGTAGCATCCTAACGTTCGAATATCGAACAATAGGATGCTACATAATAACATAGTAAGATAGCACAGGAGGATTAACCATGCCCTACACAATAAGCGTTACCTTAGACACACCAAGTGCGCAGAGGATCAGCCAAGATTTGGCTGTTATCACTGGCGTAGCGGACCTTACTTCATATAATGCAACTCATGCAGAGGTCACTCCTATCACAGGAAAATTCAAGACTACATTGGCAGTATTAGCAGGTAGTCTGACAGACAATGGCCATGTTGTATATTGGAATAGGACCACAAAAGCATTTACGGCTTTTAAGCCTGCCCCTGCCAGGTCTATTGCTACAGCAGAGGATTTGACTATAGCTGCTGTGGATACTTCCACACTGCCGGCAGTATATTTCGACGGCACTAATGGGGCCCTTGTTATCCCTACAGATAGCACAGCCGGTACAGTCGCATTGGCGCCTACAGGTAGTCTGGCCGCCGCGGCCGGGACAGAAGCCGCCGATAATACAGATGTCGGCGCCTTTAACTTCATCGCCATCGGTCTTATCTAAAATAAGGGAGGGAATCTCATATTCCCTCCCTGCAATAACATAGGAGCCTAACATGGGCGTCTTAACAGTAGCTGAAATGGAAAATGAAATTAGAGGTAATCTTGGCGGCCGCACTGACCTTGATTCACGCCTACATAAATTCCTCAACTTCGCGCAGGATCAGCTTGCCAGATTTCATCAATTCGATGAGCTTGAAACTGTGGTAGAAATTAACTTTATTATTGGCAATGGCAAATTAGCCCTACCAAGTAAGCCTCTCGACATAAGATCATTTAGGCTAATGGATGGCTCTCAAAGCAGGAAGTTAGTCTATTACACTCCGAGGCAATTTGATAAAGTATTGCCAGATCCAGATTGGCATACTACAGGCCGTCCCTCTATTTATACATCCTACGGCCACGTCGTAGAAGTATGGCGCGTTCCTGATAATACATACCTATGCAAGCTTCGCTATAAGGCATATCCAACAGCCTTCACGGCATCAAGTACACAAGTATCAGACTTCGAGTCCATGGATGATATCCTTATTGCACTCGCTACAAGTTGGGCTTTCAGAAGCCTTGGCGAAGCTGAGAAGGCAAGTTATTGGGCTGGCGTTGCCTCTAAAGGAATGCAACTTGCTAAGAATGCAGACCTATTCACGACAGATTATGAACCTTCAGGAAGCATGGACGTGAATCTTACGGCCAGCGACTACTGGCTGAATCCCTGGATTAAAGGAGTAAGATAATGACATATGAACATGTATGGAATACCAGCTTCGAGGCTTCTCCTGCCGCAAGTGATCGAGCCTCTGAGGGTGCCCTGAGAATTAGGAATCTTAAGGAAGCCATCAGGGAAAGAATGCAAGAGGGCCATTACTGGGACCCGGCCGGGACGGATGCTAATCATGGTAAGCATACTACTCCCACATTTATTGATAATGACACGGACCCCGCAGCTCCAACAGGAACAAATGAAGTAAAATTGTATAATAAAGGCGGTGTCCTGCAAACAATAAAGCAGGGAGGAACTAGTGTTCCTGTGGGGATTCCCTCCGGAACAAAAATGCTCTTCAAGCAATCTACGGCTCCTACTGGCTGGACCTTTGTGGCTGAGGATAACGACCGGGTGCTGATAAACACAAGCACCCAGAGCGAAGGAGGCGGTACCGGAGGCAGCTGGACCATTAGCGGAATTTCGGTTCAAGGTCATACGCTAACTGAAGCAGAACTGCCTTCTATTACAGGTTCCTTTGATATAAACAAACTACAGGGCGGTGGTTCTATTGTCAAGGTCCCAACAGGAAAATTCAGTATTGGCTCAGCAGGCGAGGGCCATGGGGAAGAAATTGAAGGTGCTGGAGGTGGTCAAATTTGGGACAGAGTGACCTACTCTTTCGGCGACGGCCAATCTCATGGGCACGGAATCAGCATTGGCGATGACTGGCGACCATTATACGTAAAGGTAATCACTTGCCGAAAGGATTAAAAGCATGAGCTTTAAGAACGCTTTTCAGTGCAAGAAATGCCCTGAATCCAACAGCAAGAACGGCTGCCCCTGCTGGTTAGAGCTGATTATGGAAAACGACGCCGGGGAGAAAAAGACCGAAAAAGGATGCTACTTTCAGCTATCGCCGAAGTTGATGCTTGAATCTGTCAGAGCGGCAAATGTAGGTAGCGAACACGCTTGTCAGATGCGTAATGGCTTCCAAATGCTGGCAGATTTTGCAGAAAAATATCCAATGCTCGAAGAGGGATAACTAATGCCGAGACTCAGCAGAGCACAGCCGAAGCTGGTAGTAAA